TGAGAGAACTTGTATTTAAGTCGCAGGAACTGTACCCTAAAATCTGGCCCGGTATTAAGTGGTCAGAAAGAAAGATGCAGTGGACTGCGCCCTCTGGCGCAAGATTGTGGATGTCATATCTGGATAGAGATGATGATGTCTTGCGTTATCAGGGTCTAGCATTTAGCTGGATAGGCTTTGACGAATTAACACAGTGGTCCACACCATATGCATGGAATTACATGCGTTCTCGTTTACGGTCCACTGCACCCGACTTGCCTATCTATATGAGGGCAACGACAAACCCCGGAGGAAGAGGTCACGCTTGGGTTAAGAAAATGTTTATCGACCCCGCACCATATGACACAACCTTTGAGGCTACAGACAGTGAAACAGGAGAAGTACTACGCTACCCAGCAGGACATAGCAAGGCAGGAAAGTCTTTATTCAAGCGTAGGTTCATACCAGCAAGACTCTCTGATAATCCTTACCTTGCAGAGGCAGGAGATTACGAGGCTATGCTCTTATCGCTCCCAGAGCAGCAGCGTAGGCAACTTCTCGAAGGTGACTGGGATATTAAAGAAGGTGCGGCCTTCACGGAGTTTGACCGTAACATTCATGTCATTGAGCCTTTTGATATACCTAGTAATTGGGTTAAGTTTAGGGCTTGCGATTATGGTTACGGCAGTAAGTCTGGGGTTGTTTGGTTTGCTGTCGCACCTGATGAACAGCTTATTGTATATCGAGAACTCTACGTTTCTAAAGTTCTTGCCACAGACTTGGCAGATATGATACTTGAATTAGAGGCTGGTGATGGAAATATTAAATATGGTGTCTTGGATAGTAGTCTTTGGCATAAGCGTGGTGATACTGGACCGTCTCTTGCGGAACAAATGGTAAGCAGAGGTTGCCGTTGGCGACCATCAGATAGAAGCCGTGGCAGTCGTGTAGCAGGTAAAAACGAGATACACAGACGTTTACAGGTAGATGACTTCACAGAGGAACCTAGACTTGTTTTCTTTAGTAATTGCACAAACATCATATCCCAACTACCTTCCATACCGTTGGATAAAAAGAACCCAGAGGATATTGACACGAATAGTGAAGACCACTTGTACGATGCTATGAGGTATGGTATAATGTCAAGACCACGGTTTAGTATATTTGACTACGACCCTAACGGTGGTCCAAGAAACAGTATGCCAGTAGCAGATTCCACATTTGGATATTAAGGATATAAAATGGCTGAAGAAGAAATTATGATTGAAGATGATGCTATTGCATTAGAAGACACTGACGATAGTGTTGTTGTAGATGCTGACGTATCCAAGATTATTCCTTTTATTACGGAACGCTACAAGCGGTCGGAAGATTATCGTTATCAAGATGAAGAGCGTTGGCTAAGAGCCTATCGCAACTATAGAGGTTTATATGGTCCCGATGTACAATTTACAGAAGCTGAAAAATCTCGTGTCTTTGTTAAGATTACCAAAACTAAAACCCTTGCAGCTTACGGACAAATTATTGACGTTCTATTTGCAAATAACAAATTTCCTTTATCCATCGAGCCTACGACTTTACCGGAAGGTGTCGTGGCAGACGTTCATTTTGACCCTCAAGAGCCAGAAGAACTTAGAGGTGATACAGCGTTATCTAGCCCGTATGGTTTCAAGGGTGACGGTATGGAGTTCCCGAAAGGTGCGACAGCTAAAACTCTTGGCGAAAAACTTGGGCCACTAGAAGGTAAGCTAGAAGGTGTAACAGATAAACTGAAAGAGGGTCCGGGTAAAACACCTACTGCTATCGAATTTAGCCCAGCTATGATTGCCGCTAAAAAGATGCAGAAGAAAATCCATGACCAACTAGAGGAGTCTGGTGCTAATAAAAATTTGCGTAGTAGTTCTTTTGAAATGGCCTTGTTTGGTACGGGCATTATGAAGGGGCCGTTTGCTATTGATAAGGAGTACCCTAATTGGGATGATGAGGGTAACTACGACCCACTCTTTAAAACAGTACCGCAGATTAACCACGTATCTGTATGGAACTTCTATCCAGACCCAGATGCAAACAACATGGATGAAGCACAGTTTGTTATTGAGCGTCACAAGATGTCTCGTACACAGGTGCGTAATCTAAAGAAAAGACCTTACTTCCGTAGTGACGTTATTGACGAAGCTATTGCTATGGGTGAGAACTACACTAAGAAGTATTGGGAAGATGACCTATCTGACTATGCACCAGAGCATGGCATTGACCGCTTTGAGGTATTAGAGTATTGGGGCATGGTAGATGTCGAGATGCTTGAAGACCAAGGCGTAGACATTCCAGAAGAATTAACGGACTTTGATGAATTACAAGCAAACGTATGGATTTGTAATGGCAAACTCTTACGTATGGTTCTTAATCCTTTCAAGCCTTCTCGTATTCCATACCATGCAGCACCATATGAACTAAACCCATACTCCTTCTTTGGTGTGGGTATTGCTGAAAACATGGACGATACACAGACACTAATGAATGGTTTCATGCGTATGGCTGTAGATAATGCCGTACTGTCTGGTAATCTGATTGTGGAAGTTGATGAAACAAACCTTGTACCGGGTCAGGACTTATCAATATATCCGGGCAAAGTATTCCGTAGACAAGGCGGCGCACCGGGTCAAGCTATCTTTGGCACAAAGTTTCCAAATGTGTCTCAAGAAAATATGCAGTTGTTTGACAAAGCTAGACAGCTTGCAGATGAGAGTACAGGACTACCTTCATTTGCACACGGTCAAACAGGCGTATCTGGTGTAGGCAGAACTGCTTCTGGTATTTCTATGCTTATGGGTGCCGCATCTGGCGGTACAAAGACTGTCATTAAAAACGTAGATGACTATTTACTGCGTCCTCTTGGTGAGGGTTTCTTCCGTTTCAATATGCAGTTTGACTTTGACCCTGAAATTAAAGGCGACCTAGAAGTTAAGGCACGTGGAACAGAGAGCCTGATGGCTAATGAAGTACGTAGTCAAAGACTAATGCAATTTTTGCAGATAGCAAGTAGTCCAGCATTAGCACCCTTTGCTAAGTTTCAGTATGTAATACGAGAGATTGCAAAGTCTATGGACTTAGACCCCGACAAAGTTACCAACAATATGGATGAAGCCGCACTTCAAGCCGAAATTATGAAAGGCTTTCAGACTCCCGCAGGACCGCAGGAAAATGCACCAGCAGGTGTGAATCCAATGGACCCTACAGGTGCAGGTGGCGGTAACATAGGAACAGGTCAAGTACCAGTTCCGGGTGAACAAGGATTTAGTGGAAATGGACAACAACAAGGAAATACTCAGCAAGCTGAAGCCGTTGGTCAGCAGCAACCGCCAATGGGACCACTTCAGTAATTACATAGATACACTTATCACACAGCAACACAAGCTATTAGAACAATCTGATAGCATGGTAGTAGTACATAAGGCACAAGGTGCTATAGACACGTTGCGTAAAATAAGACGATTACGCGAGGATATACATAAAGCAGATGGCGTATAATACTGAAATAGATTATGTAGCGGCAGATGCTGAAACTGATATGCCTACACCTTCTGACATGGCACGTGAACAGATGTCATCTATGGGTCTTAGCGCACCATCTATATTATCTTCTCGTAATGAAACACGTACAGAAGAAGAGGTTGCTGCAGATAGACAGACTCTGGCAGAAGTTGCACCGGGAACAGGCGATATACTAGCAGTTAAAAATTATCCAGAGGATATGTCTATTGCTAAAGAAATTATCTCGCAAGGTTTAGATGAAGGAGAACTTTCTTCTGTATTAGGTGGTGTGACATTAGCTGGATTAGCCACAGTAGGATTGTTACCATCTGTAACTGGTGTAGGTGCTGGCGCAAAGGTAGCAAAAAAAGCAGTAAAAGAAAATTTAAAAAAGAATTTAGTGAAAGAGTTTGGTGATGATGGTGCTAGTAAAGTAGTAGACACTGTTGGTGAAGCATCACAACCAATAAAAGTAACAGGTGTAAAGCCGCCTAAGAAAACAGTTAAAGCATATAAATTATTTAAAGTTAATAAAAAAACAGGTGAACTATATCCTCTATTTGTAAAGATGGGTGATAATAAACCCATAGAATTAAATAGCTGGACTAAAGCTGAAGCTGGTGCATTAAATGAAAAAACGGGAAAAGTAAAATCTTCTTTAGGTGACTTAGCATATCGCCCCGGCTTTCACGCTGGCGATTTACCTATTGCAACACATATTGGTGGTAAATCAGGAGATGTAAAAAAACCTAATTACCGTCCAGATGACCAAGTGTGGGCCGAAGTAGAAATGTCAGATGACGTTGATTGGCAGTCTGTAGCATTACAAAGAGCCAGAAAAAAGAAAGACGGTACTGTAGATGTTAAGACAGCACACATTACAGACCAACTACCCGAAGGTGGACACTATAGATATAAAACAAACCCTAATATGACAGGTAACTGGCTTATCGGTGGTGAGTTAAAAGTTAATCGTATCTTAACTAATGATGAAGTAAAGTCAATTAATGATGCTGCGGGTGTAGCAGACTTACCACGGCTTAGTGAATTAAATATGGCAGAAGGTGGAACAGTACCTATGAAAAAACAGATGGAAATGTTTGAACCTGTAACAAGGGGATTTGACGAAGGTGGTTTGCTTGATGAGGGCGGCACCATAGACCCTGTATCGGGTAATGACGTACCACCGGGTTCTACACAAGAAGAAGTTCGTGATGACATTCCTGCACAGCTAAGTGAGGGAGAATTTGTATTTCCCGCTGACGTAGTGCGTTACATCGGTCTTGAAAAACTCATGGTGATGCGTCAACAAGCTAAAATGGGTTTGAAAATGATGGAAGATATGGGTCAGATGGGTAATAGTGAAGAAGCTACTATGCCAGATGATTTACCTTTTGACATTAATGACCTTGACATGGAAGACGAAATAGACGATAATAATGGTCTAGAAATGCAGGTAGGTGGTTTTGTACAAGCACCACAACAGCAACAAAACCAATTTGGTATTAGTGGCTATCAGACAGCCGCCGCACCCACTACATCATTTACATCATATACTCCACCACCTATACCAACAACACCTATACAACAAGCACCAATTCCGGGTGCGCAGTTTGTTCCAACACGTGTTCAGGATGTAGTTCCAACTTTCCAAGAAGCTGTAGGTAGTAATATTCCGGGTGTTGATTTTGAATATGTAGACTATATAAATGATGCAGGTCAAACTATTAAACTTAGAAAAAGTAAGGCAGATGGTTCTTTACTAGACCCTATTCCAGAAGGATACAGATTGAAAACTGAGGAAGTAACTCCTAGTGCTACTGCACCTACTACAGCCCCAACTACAAGAACACAACCAGAAGGTGGGGATGAAGAAAAAGTAGATGATGGAATGGGACCGGGCGGTGGACGAGTTGCATTGGGCGGTACTGTTAACAATGAAGGTTTAGTAGATGGTTCTACACAGTTTGGTGTTAGCTTCGATAATATGGGCGGTGTACAGGGTGTCATAGGCGCAACTAAAACTGCTTTTGGATTAGCTACAGGTAAGCCTATACCAGAGACTGCTAGGGCCACTCTTACAAGAAATAATGTTTCTGTTACTATAACAGGTTCTGCATACAACCAACTAAAACAAAATAATTTTAGAGGAGAGTTAGCAGATAAAATACAAGAAGACCATACACTCGCTTCTCGTGTAAGTCAAGCAGAAGAAGATGCATTAAAAGCACAGAAAGCTAAAGACCGTGCTAAAGATGCTAATGCAAAAGCTAATGCAGAAGAAGCTAGACTATCTGCAGAGTTGTCTAAATTTGGCAACTTTGATACCAGTAATATGACTGCTTCACAAATTCAAGCAGAAATTAATAAGCAAGTAGTAGAACAGCGTAAGCGTAACGCAGCCGCTAGAGCCGCTAATACACATCGTACTTACGAGTCTGACAGGGGTGAAGGCAGGGATGATTATTCTTTCTCTGATTACTCATCGAATGTTGCACGAGGTACAGAAGACAGAGGATACGGTGCCGCCTATGACTCTGATGTTCTAGGGCTTGATGAATAAAGCTAAGTAGGGGGCTTTTAAATATCCCTACAATTTGTTGGCTACTCATCCCCCACCCCGACAGGTTGGCTACGGTGGCCCCAACACAGGAGAAGTAAATGGCAGAAGAAGCTATTATGGCTGAAGAAATGCAGTCACCTAAGAAAGTTGCGTTTGCAAATCGTAAATATAGTAACGAAGAAAAACGCAAAATGGAAGAAGAAGAATTAGAACAGCTTTTAAAAGAACAAAAGGGCGAAGCAGAAGAGGTTGCAAAAGAACCAGAAGAAGCAGAGCCTACAAATGCAGAAGAGAAAACATTTAAAAAGCGTTACTCTGACCTCCGTAGAC